AGTTTTAATTCTACTTCTGTATTGTCTTTATACTTCATGCCTGCTTCAGTTAGTAACCCTTTGAATACAGCTTCGACTATATCACCTAACATCATATTCATAACGAATGTGGTAGGTCTAGGTAAAGCTTTTTCAGGATGATTCTTTTGAAACCAAAGCTGACATGATGGTCTTCCTATGTTAGATATTCTATATCTAAATTCATCTTGCTTATTACCACCAGCAAATTGACGTTTCAAAGCATCTTTAATTTCTTCTCCTATACGTTCTATAGTAGAATCACTCATCTTAGTTTTACCATGAGTTGCATCTTCAAGATACTGATGAATCGCCAATTCTGCTGGATGGTGCATTATGCTACCTCTTCAGAATTATCTATATCAATGAAGTCATCTACAGTATCCATATCTTCTTGTGTTATGTTACTGCCTGTCTTTACATTCCACTCATTGATGATGTACTCATTGTAATTCTGCACCCAAGAAACAAAGTCAGCAAACATTGTTTGGTCAGACTCAGTTAATGCAACCTGAGTTGATACATCTAAGCTTGGTAGAGGAAGATAAAATGAATTACCATTAGGTAACTTTCTTTCATCTGTGTTTAGCACAATGTTGTGTTGCACTGGTAGTCTCTTCATTTGTGCTAACTTAGCAAAGGGAGCACCCATAATTTTGAAAGCATCACGGTTATCAATTTCCCAAATAAATGGAGACTCCTGCAACTCAGCAACTTCACCTCTGTCATCGACAGTGTTTTCCAAAGTTATTAATCCAAATATAACACGAACTCTTTTTATCTGTTTTAATAACTCTTGTTGAGCTACTGGTAATGATTTAAAATCCTTTACATAACCTGCGGCTTTACCACAGTTAAATGTACCTTGATTGTCTTTTAAATCTATATTTAAACTATCAGCCATAACAGTTTTATGGTAAGTACCCATTGGCTCACCTGCTTTGGCATTGCTGTTCTTAACAAATCTTTTATACATAAACCTCTGCATAAAGGGTCTGATAGTTGCCGATGAACCGTAATAAGTATTAACTTCAGGTTTGTCTAAGCGATATGTACCACCATTGACTACCTCAACCTTAACTGTCTTACCGTTCACATCTGTTTCACCCATGATTGGAGCATGATTAATCCTCAATCTAGGTAAAGTATTGCTCTTCTTCGGCTCAGAAGAACTATCTCCTGCGATACCCATAGCTTTTGCCATTGCAGCATAGTTATTTGTATCAATAGTTATTAAATCACTCATATGTGATACCTCTCTTTCTTTAAAGTTTTATAGTTATATCATGCCACATCTTTTGTGTCAAGCCAATTGTCACCTATTTTTGCTTCTAATAGTAACGGTACATTTAAATCAATATGAAACTTACTCTCAATCAATTGTTTTAACTCATTATTTATTTCTTTTATCAAATATATTACTTGATTTATTTCTTCAGGATGCACATCAACTACTACAGAATCATGCACACTATTCACTATACAAGACTTATAAGTTTTAAACTTATCTTCCATATGCATTAAAACTAATGGCACTATATCAGCAGTAGCAAATGATTGTACAGGATAATTCTTTATCTGCGTAAAGTTTGTAACACCACCATTAGTCAACCTTCTAATATCCGGGAACGCAAACTCTCTGCCTGAAGGTGTAGTAATCATACCAGTATTCATAGCTTCTGAAGCCAATCTGGTGTGCCATGATTTAATTCCTTTGTATTTTTCTGTGAAGTGTTCGTAGTATTTTGCTTCGGCTTGTGTTCTACCAAATCCTGTTGCTCCGTAGAGGGGTGCAAAGGTGTGTGCTTTCGCATCTTGACGAGTAGTCGGTTGACCCGCATCTGTAATAACTTGAGACGTATACGAGTGAACATCAAAACCAGTAGTGACTTCTTCAATAGCAACTCCATCTTGTGACAAGTAAGCGGCAACTCTAAACTCTAGTTGTGCAAAGTCAGCTTCTAAAACTTTACCACCTTTCCATCGTGATATAAATACTTTCTTAACAGGGAACGTACCACCTCTGGGCATATTCTGCATATTAGGGTCAGCACCACTAAACCTTCCAGTAGACGTTCTATGCTGTAATAATCTAACATGTAACTTACCATCAGGCTTCATATAGGTATTAATGCCTTGCACAAAGGAAGAGAGGTATGTATCTAATGCTGATAATCTTTGTATGTCATGTAAGAAACTATATGCTGTATCTGCATCACTTCTTTTTGTTACATGCTGTAAAACTTCTAACATCTTTTTGTTTACACTAAAGCCATTAGCACTAATCCATTTGACATTCGGTGCATTAAATTTAAGACCTGCTATTTCTCTAGTAGGAGCAAAAATGTAGCCAAGGCTATTGCAAGTAGCACATTTGGGTAACTTAGCGTAAAGAGTTCCATCTTTCTTAACCTTTCTTATTGTTCCTGTTCCATTACATGCTTTACACATAACTGCCACAGTCTTATAAACTATATCAGAATTTTCTTTTACTTTATGTTTAAATTCATCCCTACCCATGTAAGGAGCAAAGTTATTCATCCAAGTTGTTTTGTCTTTTGGTTTTCTACTATATATAATCCATGACATTTGTTCAGGACTATTAAGATTGATTGGTGTATCACCCATAAGCTGATGTACTTGCCTAGTCAATCTCTCTTCTATCATAGTCTTTTCTTTTTCAAACTCTTCTCTAACTTCATTTAACTTGTCTACATCAACGGTAAATCCAGTCTGATATATTCTCGCTAGTGTTAGTGCAACACGATTAGTTAATAAGACAGTATCCATTAAACCTGAATACTCTACTGTATTTAACTTTTTATATAAGGCATCAGATAATTCTTGAGTAGCTTTTAAGTCAGCAGAAAGATAATCAGATAACTCTTGTTTAGGTATCTCATCTATAGGTACTTTATTTTTAAAGTATTCTTTCATAGTGTCTTGTTTCTTAGTTGCTAACTCATATCTGTTTGCACAAGCTTCTAATGATAAAGGTTCTTTTAATCCACGTTGAAGAATGTATTCACCTAACATGGTATCAAAGATAGGACCATCATAATTTAAGTTACATTCCCATAGCCACATTAAATCATGTACTATGTTATGCCCTATAAGAATAGTTGCTTGGTCAAGTAATTCTTGTACACCTGTAAAGTCATCTCTAAATAAATGCTCTTCACCATTATCCGTTAGACAACCTACCATAACAAGCTTGTTGTCAGTCTCAAATGGGTCAAGATGTAACTTGCCATCTCTATGTGTTACAGTATTCTCTACATCAAGAGTCAGCTTCATGCTGTATACCTCGCAGTTTTATAATCAAGATTACAAGTAACATTACCATGCCAACCTGTCAATTTGTTTTTTACAACATTAAGATGTCTTTCAGGACCTTCTTCTTCTTGACCTTCTATTGGTGGATTCTTAGCAATCAATACCATCAAGTCTGCTTCAGCAGCTTTACCAGTCCTACTACCTTCCATCATAGATTGATTAAGTATAACTTTACCTTCTGCATCAGCAGATAGTTGAGACATATAAAACATAGCACAGTTATGTGACTTAGCTATCTGTCTAGCATAGATTGCATTTGCTTTTAATGCTTCATCGGGTCTAGCAAATCCTTGTGACCTTGCAAACTTATCTCCCATGTCCAACACAACAATGTCAGGCTTGTAAGATTTACAAACACTTTCTACCCATGCCATGTCACGATTAGATGCATCTTTTATTTCAATGTGTTTACGAACAGGACTGTACAACTCGTGTGCTCTTTGTGGATTGTCTTTGACTTGATGCATTGTCATACCTGTGGCTGCAGTTAAGTATCTTGCACCAACTCGGTGAGGACCTTCTTCGTTACAGAGGATAATGCATCTAGCACCTTGATGTGCAAAGCCACCCGGGGATGCAATTAAACTTGCATGGAAGGATGTTTTACCTGTATTGGGTCTAGCACCTACTTCAATCAAATGTCCTGCATTTAC